GTAGGCACTCTTTATTTTGATCAGCCTATCTCAAATGTCTTTTATGTCGGTCAGTCAGTAGTCATCTCAGGCGCAGGCACAAAATACAACGGCACTAAGACAATCACGGCTGTAGGCGAGTATTCATTCAGTATTACAACCAATCACACTAGCGACAACCCTTATCACACAGTTGAGCCCTACGGCATCGCAGCAGCTGAGACTTACACAGATTACACGACAGTACCGGCAATTCAAGAAGCGTCCCTTATGATCTCGATCGACATCTGGCAGTCTCGCCAAGCCCCATCAAGCGGCGGAGTCAGCATCGATGGCTACGCTCCAAGTCCTTATCGCATGGGTAATACCTTGCTCGCTCGCGTTCGCGGATTACTTGCTCCATATCTTGATCCGAGATCGATGGTGGGCTAATGGCCGCCATATCAACACTTCGCGCAGGTATTGCAGCAGCTCTGACAGATAACACAAAATACTCAGTCTTCTCATTCCCACCTGCAACACCGATTGCTAACAGCGTCATCGTAGCGCCAGCAGATCCTTACATCACACCTTCTAATAATGCATATAACACAATTGCTCCGCTGGCTAACTTTCAGTTGAGCATACTCGTACCCTTGCTCGATAATGAGGGTAATCTGAATGGAATTGAAGATAACATCGTGCGAGTCTTTAACTTGCTCGCTGCATCTTCATACACCTATAACGTCACAGATGTATCGGCTCCGGCCGTACTTAGTGCGGCGTCAGGTGATTTACTTACTTGCAATATCAACATATCAATCCTAACGAGTTGGAGCTAACATGTCCGAGTGGGAAAAAGAAAGAGACGCCTTCCTGATCAAAATCGGGCAGGTAGCAACACCAGCACCTAAGCCAGCATCTACCAAGAAAGACGAGGAATAATCCCATGGCTGTATTTCTAGATAATGGAGTAGTAGTCACGGTGAACTCCGTTGATCTATCAGACCACGTTACATCTGTAACATTGAATAGAACTTTTGAAGAATTAATTGTGACTGCCATGGGCGACTCAGGCCAGAAGCAGGTTAAAGGTCTAGAGGCTTCCTCTTTGACAATTGATTTCCTAAATGACACAGCCACATCTGAGACTTTGCAGACCCTGCAAGCGGCTTACGGCACAAATGTGACTGTTACACTTAAGCAGACATCTGCTGCAACATCTGCCACTAATCCACTTTACACAATGACATGCCTAGTCAATAACCTCACCGACATCAATGGTGCAGTTGGCGATCTCGGTACTCAGTCTGTAACATGGAACGTATCAGGTACAGTAGCAATCACTACTTCATAATCTAACGAAACAAAGGGGCACAGCATGGCAAAGTTAATAGTCACAATGGCAGACAACAGCGTTACCGAGATCGAGATTACTCCTCGACTTGAGTACGCGTTCGAGCTATATGCTAAAAAGGGATTTCACAAAGCGTTTCGCGATGATGAAAAGCAGTCAGATGTTTATTGGCTTGCATGGGAAGGCCTTCGACTAAGTGGAGTCACAGTCAAGCCATTCGGCGCAGACTTTCTCGAAACTCTAAAGAGTGTAGAGGTTGCAGAGTCTGACCCTTTGGTCTAGGCAGGGATAGCATCCACTATCTCATAGCTCGCTTGAGCATTGAGACGGCTATCCCTCCACAATACTTAATAGATTTAGATCCATCGATGCTCCAGATGATTCTGAAAGCATTGAAAGACCGAGCAGAGGAGCAGAAGAATGCCTACAGAGCTAAAAGGCGCTAGCCAGCTCCGCAAAGCTCTTAAGCAATTCTCGCCTGATCTTGATAAAGAAGTACGCGATGAGATGATCGGATTCCTGAAACCTTTAATTAAGAAGGCTAGAGGCTTCCTCCCGTCTAACGCAGACGCTCCATCTGGCTTTGTCAAGCATGAAGTAAAGACTGCCAAGTTTCCAATGTACGACGCAGCTGAGGCACGTCGAGGTGTCGGCTATAAATTGACCCCGACTAAGCCTAATCGTCAAGGATGGGTGCAGACAGTATCGATCCACAATAAGACGGCAGCAGGTGCAATTGTTGAGACTGCCGGACGTAAGTCTGGTATGTCTGGCAACTTTAGCCCACGCTTCTCAGGCACATTCGCAGGCCGTGGCAAGATGGCTGGCCGCGCAATGTTCAAGGCTTATGAGCAAGATCAAGGCAAAGCTAAGGCTGGCGTTATTAAGGCGCTTGAAAAGGCTGCCGCAAAGTTTAATGCGAAAGGTATCTGATGGCTGAATTACGCATACCCATAATCGGTGAGTTCAAGGGTAAGAAAGCCTTTAAGGATGCAGACAATAGCGTCAAAGGTCTTAACAAATCTTTTAAGAGATTAGCAGGCGCAGCAGGCATCGGTCTATCAACTGCCGCAATAATCAACTTTGGCAAGAAGTCAGTACAGGCATTTATTGCAGATGAGAAGGCAGCTTCACAGCTTGCAGTGGCAGTCAAGAATCTAGGCCTAGCCTTCGAGACTCCACGCATTGAGCAGTTTATCTCAGAGATGTCTCGCGCTTCGGGCGTGGCCGATGATGTACTTCGCCCATCGATGCAGAAACTATTGCAGACCACTGGCTCAGTTACGAAGTCTCAAGAATTACTGACTCAAGCTCTCGACATATCACGAGGCAGCGGTGTCGATTTTGAGACTGTCGTGGAAGATTTAACAAAGGCTTATGTAGGCCAGACTCGTGGACTTAATAAATATAAGTTAGGTCTTAGCCAAGCCGAATTAAAAACCGCATCCTTTGCGGATCTGCAAGAAAGATTAAATAAACAATTTACAGGATCCAATGCTGCCTACCTTGAGACCTACGCTGGCAAGTTAGGACTTATCACAACTGCCGCAGGTGAGGCTCAAGAAACTATTGGCAAGGGTCTCATCGATGCCTTTACTATCCTCTCAAGCGAGTCTGGCAACATAACAGAACTTACTGACGCAATGAACAGCTTCGCAGAAGGTACTGCCAACGCATTCCGCAGCGTAGCAATCTTGGTCTCTAACCTTGATAAGGCAATGTCAGCAGGTTTCGGATTACTTGGAGTCTTAGACAGTATTACAGGAAGCAACTTCGTCAAGGTATTCGGTGGAGCAATAGGACTTCTTAGCACTAAAGGCGGAGGCTCATTTAGTAGCAATACAAAGGCAGGGACTGGCGGCTATCCTTCATCTGCACTAGGGCCGGGCTTCATTGATCCTAACGATGCAGCTCGCAAAAAGGCAGAAGCCGACGCAGCCAAGCGTGCTAAAGAATTAGCAGGACTAACAAAAAAGAATCTAGATACACAGAAGAAGTCCCTAGCCCTACAGAAGGCATCGAAGACACTAAATATAGAGCTTATCAACATCGAGGCAGCCCTTAAAGGCAAGATCAGCGAGACCGATCGCATATCTTTGCTATTGCAGAAGGCTATTCTTGAAGGTAATGCAACCTTAGCAACTTCCTTATCTGATCAATTGAACACAGCGATCAAGCGTAATAATGAGTTACGTCTGGCCTTGCTTGCTACTCCAGAAGCTCCTAATCCTTTTCGTAATTGGTCGATGCCAGGTGTTTCAATGCCTTCTGATTCCTTTACACAATTCGGCCCACAAGGCGGCTTAGGTGCAGGAGTTATTGCAGGAGTTAATCCTCAGATTAATATTACAGTTGAGCTTGATGGGCAGACAGTCGGCGGAGCAATCCGCGATGGTCAGATCAATGACTCACTATCTGGATCGTTTAATCAAGTTAATCGAGGGCAAGGATTTAAGGGAGCGGTCGCTCTCTAATGGCACTCCCTGCAACCATCTCGGTCTCTTTCGACTTTAGCCAAGGTGCTACATTCGGCTATCCGTTTACCGTGGGCGATGCGAAGTACGGCGTTATCGGTGTATCTCAGTTCGCATCGAGCGAAGTCCCTGATCCAGTAGTCGATCTCAGCGATGTAACTAGATCGATCAAGATTAGCCGTGGCCGCAATATCATGCGAGACACATACGAGTCTGGCAACTGCACAGTCAGAGTCTTAGATCCTGAGTCATATTTCAATCCTCAGAATGCAGCATCACCCTACTTCGGCTATCTGACTCCACTACGCAAGATCCGTGTAGCTGCAACTACTGCAACTACGCAGAAGTTTCTATTTTCAGGTTATGTCGATCAGTATAAGTATTACTATCCGACAGGGCAGGAGATCGGATACGTCGATATCATCTGCTCAGATGCCTTTAGACTCTTTCAGATGGCTAACGTAGCTACAGTTGCAGATGCTACGGCTGGCCAGACTACTGGCACTCGCATCACAAAGATCCTCGATCAAGTCTCATTCCCTACATCGATGCGTATCACCGACACAGGCTCTACGACAGTCCAAGCAGATCCCGGCACAGCTCGCACATCCCTAGCAGCCCTGAAGGCTGCTGAGTTCGCAGAGCAGGGCGCATTCTTTATTCGCACAGATGGCACAGCAGAATTTAAGGATCGCACCGATGTCGTGGGATCTCTGGCGGCCACACCTATCGAGTTTAATCAGACCAAAGGCATTCCCTACCCAGCACTCAAGTACGCCTTCGATGACA